GATACCAATCTTATATGATGGCAATACGTTAATTGTTGCTGTGTCGTAACCTAAACGATAGAATGTTTCAAGCACTAAAAATTCAGGTAATACTTTTACAAATTGACCTTTGAAGTAATATACGCCTTCTTGTATGCTGGCAACATATGAACGACCAACAGCACTTGTTGCGCTTGCTTGAGCAAAAATGTTTTGGCCAGAAATTTTCATTTCGTCAGCTTCAACGAATTTTTCTCCACTCAAATACTTAACGACCAAGATAGGATTTGTTGTGGTGTTATCAATTGCAATAACTTTAGCACGAACAATTTTAGTTGTGTTGTAACCAATAATTGTTTTGTTTAGCCAGTTCTCCAATACAACATCTTCACCATTATATTGTGTATCCAACTGAATATAGTATGCTCGGTCATCAAGTGAGATTTTACCACCAATGATTGGACTACCACTTTTAAAGATGTGATTACCAAACTTTTCAATTTGGTTTGCGAGGATGGTTTGTGCTTGAGTTAATTCTCTGGCTTGGACTGCATATCCAGGTCGGAATAAGACACGCATGAAGTTTTTGTCTTCATCGAAGTCATCAAAATATGGGTCGTAGTTGAAAAGAGTTGTCATGTATTCCTCGTTAGAAACTCAATATAAATTTAATTCGGTCCGTTTGGTCAGGATCCCTAGTCAAAGGTTGCTGATTGATAATCATTAGTGTTTTACCAGAATATAAATTTAATTCCGGATCTGTTTTTGAAACACCAACTCGAATCGCACCGCTCAGGTTACCTTTGATGGTTACGTTTGGTTGAAATGTTCCCAATGTGTTATTTAAGAATAAGTTATTTGTAAGTTCATCAAACGAAATAACTTGTGCAGAAAATGTTGCGTTATCTATTGAATCACCTTGGTAAACATACTCATCATTATTGAAATCACCAATACCTGGAGACACATTAATCTTTGTGTATACATTATATAGTTGTGCAGAAGCCAAGGTTGATGTTCCAAAAACGTATGGATTTTTAATCAATGATATTTGTCTGAATTCATTTTCTGCTGGAAAATCACCAGACTCGCTGCCGTCAAAATCAACATTCAACATAATTGTGTTGGCTGAAAGTTCTTCCACTGGATCATAACCATGTCCATTCTGTGGTGCAAGTGAGATTGTAGCAGCTGCGCCAGCACCATTACCACCCGTGATATCTGTAAATATTACATTAGCTTTTGTATAATTTAAACCACGACTCTGAACGATTACGTTTTGAATTCGTCCATTTGATACATTGGCTTTTAATACTGCACCAGTACCATCACCATTAATTGATATAATTGATTGTGTTGAACCATCGACATAATTGTTACCACTATTGGTAACTTTCACAATATCAATGCTTCGATCCAGAGCAGCAGCACGAACAAACTTATTGTAAGTAACTGGCATCCAATCAGAAGTTAAAAATCTTTCCTTCTGAGAGGTGTTTAAAGTGTACATATATTTCCACTTATACCTGTCGGTAGTTTGAAAATATGGTTCTTCCAATGATGTTGAAGATAGAAATAGTTGTGGTTCATCTGTGGAATTTGCACCACTATTATTATCCAAACACTTAAAAATTTGGTCTTTACTATTTAAAACATAGTAGTTTGCGTTGCCAGAATCATATGTGTAATATCTGGTATTTGCAGTCCAGTTTCTTCTCGGAACAACATACGAGATATCATTCAATGACATTCTTTTTGCAACAATAGCATTATCCCAACACTGTACAAATGATGGTATACTTTCTGTTGGTGTAGGAACAACTTCCACTCCTGCGTTCCATGGAATTTGTTTACCAAGCATTGCAAAGATATAAGCCTTCTTAGATTGTGGCAAATAATCGTTTGCACCAATATCAAATAGAAAGGTGAAATCTTGAGCTAACTCAGTTGAGAAGTTTTTAGTAATTATTGAAGACATGTCTTTATTTATTCAAGTTTTTGGTGATATGTTACCACAAAGGTCGAATTTGTTGTAAAATTGGTGCTAACTAAAATGGTGTTGGCATTTACAAAAGTAACTTGTTTTGTGTCATTAAACAACAAACTGATATTTGCTGTGTTGTTGGAAATACCAAAATTCGTATAAGTATAAATGGTGTTTGCGTTTATGACTTCAGTTACAGTTGATGTGTTTCCTGTAGATAACTTGATAACATCATTTGCTTGAACATCATTGATGAAGTTTGTTGATGTACCAACAATAACATTAGAAGATACACCAATATTAACCGTACCATTAATTCTACGTTCAACATTTCTCAATGTAACATAATCACCAACGGAAATGATGGATGCTAGATTTGGTGATGCACCTGTAGCAACCATTCTATTTGAACCATTCGAAATATTGAATGTATTGCCTAAAGTTGTTACAGAAATTATTTTTATTGTGTTGTTTGTTCTGGCCGCATTTGCTTCATTGGCACTAACTCTATTGACAAAAGTTTTTGTTCCAACAGGATGCACAACATCATTTAAAGCCTTCTTAAACTTAACATAATCATTTTCGGTATTAATAACATATGAAAAATTATGGTACTTTTTGGAATCTTGCAATCTCTTGTCCGCACTTAATTGACCATCTTCATTCAGGTAAATACCAGGATAACGAATCAAACCATTCTCAAAACCAGCCGTGGCTTTAGCTTTTCCATCACCATAATACGATACTGCCACAACATTTGCAGAAACTGTATTGTCGTTTGATATAATTCGTGAAGCAACGTTAAATGAACCACGATAATTATAAATTCTCATGTGGTTATTTGATGAAACGTATCTATCAACAAATGCTGTCCAAGTTGTATTTGTATTGGATGTACCTTGATAAATTTTGGTGTTAGCAACAAAAATCTGACCTTCGGTAACATTTGATACAATTAAGTCAGCATTACGTAGTGAAATTTGTGGTGCAGAAATATAATCATAACCATAACTGATAACACGTAATGAAGAAATTGATCCAATTCTAGTTGTTGACAGTTCAAGTTCTTCACCATCACCAAGAATCTCTCTGGCAATTAATGAAGCTCCTGTTCCACTAGCTGTGTTGATTGTAATTAATGGTAAATGTGCAGCATCATAACCTTCACCACCACGAATATTTTCTGGTGCGTAACTGATTGTTAAGTTTGCTCTGAAGCCTGAACCTGAACCAGTATTTGATGTGAAAGGATTTAATGTTGTCGTTGGACTTGTGATGTATTTACCAGAATTCGAAACGTTAACTGAAGTAACATTACCACTACCATTAACAGCCAGCACAGTCAACACAGCAGAAGTTCCAGTTCCGCCAGTTGCAGTGAATGTATTACCAACACCGTATCCTGTTCCTGCGGTAGAAATTGTTACACCAGTTAGTGCGCCAACTCTTTTCTCATTAAACTCCACAACTTTAACACCGTTGTTTGCAGCATGTACTTGAGTGATTTGAGCATTAGCACCAAGACCACGGCCACCAGTAGATGTGAATATCAAATATTCACCTACGTTATAATTTTGGCCACCATTGAGAACCTCAATACGTCCCAGAGAACCCAAAGCATCAAGATTCTTTCTCAATAGTTTGTAGACCATCAAGTTGTCAATGTTGTTTTCAAATGGAATATCTAATGTGATAGTTTCACTAGTTACTGCAGCAATTGTTCTGATTTCTTCATAACGATTCTTTACGAACAATTTAACCTTTTCACCAACTTCAAATGTGTCTGTTAAATCTTGTGAAGAATCTCTTAGTATGCGACTACCTTTAACGGCAGTACAAGATGTGATTACCAATAAATCATCACTATCTTCCAAATACATACTGTAAATATCTACCTCTGGTTTTTGTCGGTATCCACCACCTTGAGATTCAATGTCAACATATGCAATACTGTAAAGACCTAAATCTTGGTAAGTTGTGACTTGGCCAATTGTTTTTGTGTTTGAGGTGTTGTCCCACTGATTAATTGATTGTGAATATACAGTTTCGATTGTAACATCAGAAACATTAACATTTCGTGTATAGTTTTCATCAAGTAGAGAAATGAAAGCTTTGGCTTCTGAACCTAAAAGTCCTCCAGTAAATCCACCTTTAAAGTCTATAATAGATGAGTTTGGTGCAATTGAATTGTATCTGAAACCAAAACCACCATTTCTAGTAATAATGTTTTTAACAGAACCTCTTAGAACAGTACCAACTGTCGCCAAGGCACCAACTGGATTGGCAGATTGTGGATTTAAACCACCAACAATCGTAACAGGATCACCATCATAACCTAATTCTGGATCATATCCATTGTAATACAAACCACGATTTATTGGATCAATTTTAATTTCAGATAGTGAACCAATTAATGTTGCACTAACTTGAATCTGTGTATTACCGGTAACGTGTGTTGTAACCGTTTCACCAGTACTGAACAACTTTGTAATATTTGAAATATACAATTCAACATATTCAATACCCAACTGTCGGTCAACCGATTTGATTGCTTTTTCAACAATCGCAGTTGCTTTAGATGTTTGGCCAATAATCTTTGTTTGTTCAATTTCTAAAATGTTTGGATCATTATCAGTTACACGCAAGGCCAATGGAAGAACCCACTTACCATCAGATGTTCGTAACACCTGTTCTTTTGGATAACTGATTGTTATTTCTTCATTGTATAGTACACGGAAAAGAAACTTAACCGATTCTGGTGTACCTTTTGAACGATAAAATTCACCAACAATCTTTAAAAATTTGGCTTTGTCGAGTAACAATTCTTGTGGAAAGAATGGTGCAATCTCTTTACGTATCTGTTCGATATAAACGTTGTCGGCTAAGTCAACATCTTTGGCATCATCCAATTTTTTGGATTCCAAAACAATGTTTCCATTCTTCTCCAACCACTCATAATATCTTTTAATAAATTTTGCAAAAAGTTGATGTTCTTCCCTAATAAATTCAGGAAGTTGACTTTCTACTATACTTGATAGAATTACGTCTGACATTATTTTATTGGTACTATGTTGATAACAATTGTAGTAGAATCATTAACATCAAACGTTAATAATTTATTCTTTTCCGAATGAATCACTGATTTCGAAGGACGAATATGTACAGACAGTTCAGAAAAATCATTGGCTACAGAAATTGGGTTAAAATTATTGATGTAAACTTTACCTTGTGTGTAATCAATCTGACCCATCACACCATTGTTGTTTTGGTAATTTAAGATTGCCTTAACACTTTGATTTGACGTTTCATCTGGTTTGAAATAAGCAATACGCAATTGACCATATCTATTTTCCAATACAGATGAAGCCGTTGCCAATGTACCGCCACCACCAGTAATTACAATAGCAGCAGTCGTATAACCAACGCCTGGATTAGTTACTGTGATATAAGACAAACGACCATTGATGATTGTCGCTACTGCCTTGGCGCCTTGGCCGTCACCTAAAATGGTAATCGTTGGTGTTGATGAGTAATTAATACCTGGATTGGTAACAGTGATTGATTCAACACCAGTGTATGATGATGGAACTTCTTCAATGAAAGCCGACCTAACAATATTATTTTCGTCCAATACTGTGAAATTTGGACTCGTATAGAAGTTGTCATTTGTTGTACCACGTTGCAGTTCGACACCAAAATCTAAAATGTAATTTGAAGTTGTTAAGAGGTCTGGTCTAAACTTTTTGGCAATGAAAACTTCCAACTCGTTTGAAATAACAGAAATGTCACAGGAGTCAATTGCCGTTTTTAAAGCAGAAGACCTAAAGTAAGCATTAAAAGAATTTAAATTACTTTCACAAAAATCTAAAATTGATGTTCTAACTTTAGTTTTTAAGGTGTTTAAATCCAATACAGTTTTTGTTGGGTCATAATATACTGTTGAAATCATTTTTAAATAATTATAGTCAACGTCAACAATCTGTGGTGTAACAGTCAACACACTAATTGGTTTTAAAACATTTTGTAAGAAGAAATCTTTTTCGGTATCAGTTATCTCAAAACCATCTTTAGGTTTGGCTGATATAAAAACTTTACCATAAACTGGTGGGTCATTTTCTTCTCCACCCCAAACGTTTACAGCCTCAAACTGTGGATATTTCTGTTGAATTAATTTGATATAGTCGTTTTTGGTAACAGCACGATTCTGTGAAATGTATTGTAGTGGTGCAGCAAATCGAATCTCATCAACAGTTTCACGTGTTCGACCACCAGCAGCAACAGTAACGGTGTTGATTGTAAATCCGGTTAAATAATTAATTGCTGCAGAGCCAGTAAAGTTTGCAGCCTTATTTGCATCTTCACCATTGCTGATTAGATAACTTAATGTCAATACACCACCATCAGGAAGTTTCTTACCAACAATGTTATCACCAAAGTAAATTTGATATTTACCGTCTTGTCCTTCTTGTAGGAAATAAGTTTTGGAATCCGAAGTCAATGAAATTGAATCATCTACGGGATTATAAACCACAGTTTCAGTGTTCGAAGAACTTTGTTGCACTGTAACACGTAATGTTGATGTGTCTACTTTAGCATCAGGTATTTCATAAATTTGTTTAGGATTACTAATTTCGGAATGATTGTATGAATATGAAAGTAACTTACCTTCAAAAATTTCAATATCATTGTACACAAAGTTTGTTCCAGTTTTCGAAACAGTGTAGTCTTGCAAAGTAATAAATGTGTAAATTTTACCTTCAACGGGACCACTGATAAATGTGTATCCACGTGGTATCGTCAAGTAATCTTCTTGAGAAGTTGAACCATTAATTGTTACATCAATCACAGCTTTAGCTGCTTTATTTGAACGTGGTGTATAACCAAGTTTCTTAGCATGAGACACAACTGAGTTTCTCAGTAATGCGGTATCTAAGAAACCTTCATTTGCAACCATATTCAGGTAGTACGCATTATAGTGCGTGTTGTATGCTAAAATATCCAAAAGAACACTTAAGCCAGCACCCTCAAAATCATAATCGGAGAACTCCGTTTGTTGTTTGAGGAATGTTTTTAGATTGGTCTTGATTGTATCAAAATCAAGTTCGGTTACTCTTAAACGATTTGCCATTTATCGTACTCGTTCTAGGAAAAAATTAATTGTTATGGGGTCTGTCATATTCATAATATAGAATTCCATACGAACACTGAAACCATTATTGTCAACATCAGGTATGATATCCAAAGTTTTAATCTGTGCTCTTGGCTCATAGTTCTCAACAACTTGTCTAATCTCTCTTTCCATCGATATTGCGGTAATCTTATCGAGGTTTTCAAAAAGCAAGCGTCTTACGTTAGAACCCAAATCAGGTTGAAACGGTCTTTCGTAATGGTTAGTCATCATCAGATTCTTAATTGAATTGATAACTGCCATTTCGTCTTTATGTTTATTGATATCTTTCCGTACTGGATGTATCAAAAAGTTAAGGTCCAAATCTTTATATTGTCTGGATGAAGATGAAATTACTGTGGCCATATCTTATTTATCTGTGTTACCCAACGTTATTTTTGTATTTGTCTGTACCGACCAGATTGTTTATCAAATATTTTTGTGTATTACCAACTCGTCCAAGTTGGTTGATTTTGTTATAATCTTCCAAAATATTCAATGAATTTCTAAAAAAGTTCCAGTCATGCAATCTTCTGGTAGACAATAATGTATTAGCTGCCACAACATTTGCAGTTATGGTTGTGATAAGATTTGCCGATAAATTGGACACATTTGAAGATGTTGGTGTTTCTCCGCCAACGACTTCGGTACGAACACTATTTCTGACTGTCACAAGGTCATTAATAATATTGTTAGCATTTGCAGTAATTTCATCGGAGATAAACAAACTAGTAAAGTTACCTAAAAGTGGAACTGTATTTGCAACATTATCTGTGGTGTGTGTCAACATCAAAATTTGTTCACCGGCACTAACTGCCTTGTTGTAGTCTGGAAAATGAATAACCACATTGGAAGTTTCAGAAACATTAGCTCTTGCTTCCGTGACACCAGAGATATTTGATGTATGACTCAGATAATTTCTAATTTCAATAATCAAATTTGTTAAATTGGCCTTCATCGCCGTGCCAGAACCATTGTCAAAAGTGTCAATGCTTTGAACAATTTGATTCATCGTATTAACATTGTTACTCAATCTTGCAGTAACGTTAATCATTGGATTCTTAAAATAATCTGTTCTGACAATACTACCATTTGCCAAGTCATCTTTTTGCCATGTCTCAAGTTTAACCGGTGCTGTGTTTAGATAGTTCTTTGTATTGTCGGAAAGATTAATTGAATCTCCAAACTTACCTGTATCAAAACTAAAATTTAATCTTTCATATACGCTTGCCATAATACCTCATTACATTAATGCAAAGGGTGTACCGGTTGGTCCCTTTGACGTTGGGTGTATGTGTGAATTAAACACCATTCGCATCATTTCCATTGATCCACGAACATCAATTACTTGTCCGCCAAAAACTACAGGAGCATTCACTGAAGCTCCAGCATAAATGTTTGTTGTAGCAGTAACTTGAGTTGGAATTGCAATATCTAATCCTGCGGCGACACCACCTAGTAGTGTTACAAATCCTAAGGGACCAGCTCTCATGCCTGTACCAGCATTAACTTTGGTTTGAGATGTAATCATATCAGCACTTAATGCACCAGATACGACCAAGTCACCTTGTAAGTATAGATGGTCACCCGTTGCAAGTTTCATACGACCTGTAGCTGGATCACCACAACCAACTGTCATATCACCATTCGATATTATTGAGGATGTGTCAGCAACAGTTTGTGACAATTTACCACCAACTTCTAGGTAATAATCACCATCAACTTTTTCATATTTGTCACCTTTAACATGTACGATTGAATTTCCTTCTATTGTAATATTACACACACCGGAAATAATAACATTGTTATCTTTGGCAACAATCTCATAATTATCACCGACAATTTTATTAATTCTTGTTCCATCAGATTGAATTTCAAAGAAAGTGCCATCACCTTCAGTTTGTGCGCCGCCGTGTTGGAGGCGTATCCTCTCACGTCCTGGAGTATCATCCAACTCAAAGCTATGACCAGATTCGGTTATAGTTGCATGATTGTATGGGTATTTTGGCAACGTTTCATCGTTTGCCTGCGATTCGGGTTCCGTCCACGAATAATCATCAGATGGTTTTGTTGCCATGTTAATTAGTTGTAAATTTAGTTATATCAGTTGTAGTTGATGTTGGGTTCACACTGGATAGGTATGTATTCAACGTTTCTCCGGCAGCTGCAATATCAGTTGAACTACCCGGAGTAGTTAATGCTTGAATTACAGCAACAGGTGCCACAACAACTTTTAATCCAGCAGTATAAATTTCTCCAGCTGCTGTCTTTACATCATTGAAGGCTGCAATAGCTTCTGAAAAATCTGTTGTACCACCCAATGAAAATAATTCAGATAAACCTGAAGTCAAAGATGCAACCAATTCGGACAAACATTGTTTCAACAAAGCATACAGTTTTGAAGGCAAACCATTAATATAATCAATCATAGCTCTAACTTTTTTTGCAAAATCAACAATCACGGTTGCAAGGTCTGCCAATTCAGATATAGATTTAGCAATATTGCTTAACTCACGAGCAAGTATTTTTGCTTGTTCAATCCAATAAACCGTTTCACCACTAGGTGTGAGTCCTAAAGCTTTCAATAAAGCTTTGATGCCTTCACGAATTTTTGTCACAAGTTCCGAAAACTTTAATCTTTCCAAAGCAGCATTACGTTTCATTAATCCAGCAATATCACAAACGTGTTGTCTGTTTTGATTTGCTTTGTGTATTGTTGTTTGTTGTAATAACGTCACATCTTCCAAAGAAGTATAAGGCAATGATGGCGCACCAATTTGTTCATACACAATACCTTTTGCAGGTCTTGGTGCTGTAATAATTATTTCTGGTATTCGTGGATCATTAAAACCAAGTTGGTTATTTTGTTCTTCTAATCTAATTCCGTGAATAACTCCAGTAATGACTGGGAAATCAGGATTACCATGCATAAAGTAACCATCAACAGTATCGCCTTCCTTTGGCATCATCATTGACAACATTGAAGTTGGTGGACAGGAAATTGATGCCCAAGGTAAAGCTTCAGTTGGAACTTGTGCTTTACTAATTGGATGTACACCGATAATACGCACTCTGCAACGCAACTTTAATGGATCGTTTCTGTCTTCAACAATACCAACCCAATTCTGATAATAATCATTATTCATAATAATTTGCCGCTTTCTCTTGGTCAACAGTACTTGTAAACACAGTATTAATATTTTTATCTTTAAAATTTGAAGAATCAGTTACAGCTTCAATTATAACTTCATGCATATTTGGTCTTATTATGTGCCGAGTGGCCACAATTAAATATTTACCATATAAAGAAGAATCGAATTGATTTTCACCATCTGCCAAGACACTTCTTTTTGGTACATCTAAATCTATACAAAAACCAGAAGATAAATTAAAATTTCCTGGTAAAACTAATTTAACACGTTTGGAAAACAAATTTTGAAAAATGGCTTCACGTTGAAATTTATAATTTTCGGTATCTTCATCCAATGATACTGATGTTGGATCATTTTCTTTGATGAAATCACTATTTCTTCTATTTCCAAAAAATGGATAAGTCACAATTCTGGAATCATACATCTGTGTTTGAAATAAACCGCCTCTATTTTTTATCAAAGAAACATTTGGATTTTTATTTGCATGTTCACCATTATCATACATTTCTTTAAACGTATGTTGTTTTTCTTGTATTGTTTTTGTCAAAGGATCAAATGCTATGAGTTTGCCAGCATAAACACCAGATTTGGTGTTACGAACAAAGTCATTTTGTGTAATAACTTCAAAACTTCTGGCACCAGTAAATTCTTCTCCTAGATTATCTGAAATGTTTTTAGCACTAAAATTTACCCTTGTTAAGCTAGGAAAAGAGAACAATGTACTTATATTCGTAAAATTAAATCCCATTCTATTTTCAAAAAATATAAATCCAGGCGATTGATTTTCGTCTACAGCTCTAGTCGCAAGCCACTGTAGAGCAACCAAAGGTTCTAAAGAAGGAACAAGAATATTTCGAACACCAGAAGAAGATGAATATGTTCCAATTTTTTTGATACCCAAATAATCATTCATAATTTTAACAGCAGCTTCAGAATAAGTCAAGTTATAATAGTGCTGGACTTTTTGTTGTAGTGAGAAAATATACTCATCGGAAACAAAATGTAATACGTAAACTTCACTAGATTGATTCACCGGAACTCGATTCGATTGTTTATAGATTCGGAATGATTTTTTCATCATTAACTCATCCTCATCTTTACCAATCTTAACCATCAAAACTTCCGATCCATCAAATATCAATTGCTCCGATAACCCTATGGCATCACGGATTAAAATGTTTCCACTCATTGTTTGATTCAGCATCGAATCAAATATATTCAACTCTTCAAACTTGTCTCTGATATCAATATAACCAGATTTAGTTACCAACAGCAATTCGGTAATTCTGTATTGTGTTGTTTCTTGTATATTTAATTCTGACATTATGCAATAACGTTTCTGAATTCTTGTTCAATTGTTTTTACAAATTCTGGACGAAGAATATCTATTGTTCGTTTTTCTTCATTTGCTTGTATTTCATATTCATAATAAGATATTGAAGATTTTGTTGTCGTGATTGTAACATTGGAAGAATCATATAACGTATATACGACAGTAGATGTTGTATTTGTATTTGCGTATGTTGCCGCATCAATAATAATTGTTTCTGTAGTATCACTGCCAGATGGCAAAGTTCGTTTCTCATTTATATAATATGAATGGGTGTGAGATTTTGACCAAGATAATCCTGTTCCAGTGTTTGCAGTATTTGCATACGTTGCACCACGATATTTAATATCAATATATTTTGTTAAGTCATTATAACGCAAAGGCCAATCAAACTGTGGATTCTTAATATTATTTACCGAAAGAATAATCCAATGTTTCTCCGGTGAACCATACAGTTTATCTGCAATTATTTCTGGAGTCTCACCATCAGAAATGTCATATTTGTAATACATAACCAATTTATCTTTTGATGTTGCATTGAACGAAAAACGAGACATTATATTCGTAACAACATCCGAAGATGAGGTATCGTCTGACAGATAGTATGCCGTTTGAGGAAAGTAATTAAAATATTTTGCCATATTAGAAGTTTAATCCCTGAGTTGGTTGATTTTCGGAGTCAGCAACACTAGAACCAACTCTACGTGCTTGCAAATCAAACTTGGTAATAATTTGAGTTTCTTTGAACACTAGACCCAATCTGATGCCTATTGGCATACCAGTTGAACCCCATTTTGGTATATTTCTGTCCTCAAGAACTTCATA